TCATTTAATAAAAATAAAGAATTAGAAAATAATGAAATTATTAACTGTCTTAACTACCTTAAAAATAATGTCTCCATTGATAACAAACATAAAATTAAATCAGATATCAATAATATTGACTTCTTTACTAATATTAATTACTACCACTCTTGGTATAATCGACTATTCAATTCTAATAAATTAAATATCCTAAAACTAATTCTCGAATCTGTCGGCTATTCCATCTCTAATATCTTAATTTCTAATATCAACTACGAAAATTCTATCGATCCTAACATCAAATCCATTATTGATGATAATAATACCAATTACTCTATTATGTTATCCGATTTTTATGATAATAATAACATACATAATTATGATCCTAAATTTAATGAACTTTATGAACTTATCAACAGAAGAAAAATTTATGTCAATGATTCGGTTACCAATAAAAAAGAAATCTGCTGTGATACTAAATTATTTAATAACTTTATCAATAAAACTATACTAACCTCTTCCAATGAAAATTTTAAACAAAAATTATTTAATGATTACCTTAATAATTCCTGTATTTGTCTCAAAAATAATACCGTCTTTAACCAAATTAAAGCTATTCAATTTATCGAAAATAAACTTAATATTTCCAGATTCCAATTCGACTTTTCACTCTCTTTCGACCAAATTCAAACCTTCAAAAATGATCTCATCGCTAATAAAAATCTATTCAACTGTTTTAATGGATTCAAATATAATAATAAAACTAATAATATTATTTCTAAATGTGAAAGTTTCCATAATATTACCAGCAGAATTATTTGCTTCTTAATTGACTGTTATAATGATATTTCGGAAGGTATTGTCAAATATGATAAACATAATTTTAGAATTTATAACTTTAATAATTTCTATAATACTGATAAAAAAATTTTAATTAAAATCCTTAATCAACATAATATTCAATTTAATATTTCTGATATTAAAATAATTAATACTACCAAATATGAAAATATAATTGTTAATTCTTAATTTTTTTATTTTATGTCATTTATCTTCTGTTATAAATCATAAATTATTATTTTTTGTTGATTATCTTCTATTTCATCTTAAATTAAAATTGTGGGTAAACTCCACCTAATAATATATAAAAGTTGGAGAGTTTACCCGCAATTTTTTTATTATTTATTATTTTCTGTCTTTTATCTTCTGTTATAAATCATAAATTATTATTTTCGGTTGTTTTATCTTCTGTTTCATCTTAAATTAAAATTGTGGGTAAACTCCATCTAATAATATATAAAAGTTGGAGAGTTTACCCGCAATTTTTTTATTATTTCTTATTTGATGTCATTTATCTTCTGTTTTAAATCACAAATTATTATTTTATGTTATTTATCTTCTGTTTCATCTTAAATTAAAATTGCAGGTAAGTCTCGCCTAATAATATATAAAAGTTGGGGAGCTTACCCGCAATTTTTTTATTATTTCTTATTTTATGTCATTTATCTTATGTTATAAATCATAAATTATTATTTTTTGTTGTTTATCTTCTGTTTCATCTTAAATTAAAATTGATGTATATTAGAAAAAGTAGATTCTCATGAATAGAATAATAATTGAAATATAATACATAATCAAAAAATTTGATTTTTTAATATTATAACTTGTTATTATCATAATATATATAAATGACAACACCTGCGCCTATTAATACTTTTAATAATCAAGGGCTTATTTCTATTGACTACATTAATAAAGGTATCAATGACTTAATATCATCTTACATTAATTTAGATAAATTAAGTCATAAACCTAATATTAAAACTCTCTGTTTTGGTATTATTGGTTTAATTGGTATTGATCTTTTTAAATCTATTGTTAAAGATATTCTTTTTGAACATAAAAAAGAAATCCCTAATTTAACTAAATCATTTTTGAGTTTCATTTCTGATTTCATTAAAAAATTTTATCATAAATTAAAATATTTTGTTATTCGTAATTTTAATTATGTAATCCATTTTATCAATAAAATACTTATTAAATTAAAACTTAAAAGAGTGGTTCCGCAAACAACCGAAATTATTAATTATAATTACCAAAAAACCGTTACTTTTAATTGTGAAATGACTGAAGATTTCATTTCACAATTAAAAACATTTTTAACCAAAAATCCAGATTCTAAATTTAATATTTCATATGACGATCAAGTTAAAATTTCTTCCGATAAATTTGAACTTGGAAAACACTTTCTTGACATTGATATCAATTATTCTAATATCAATATTACTATTAATTCATTATCATCTTCTATTGATGATGATTTAGATAAAAAATTAAACAAATTTATGTTCTATTTTTCGAAAATAGAAAAAAATTATCATCTACAATATAACGTTAGTATAGAAAATGTAGGAAATATGATATATATGTTAAAGTATTCACCCGAACTTTCATTTAAGTTTGAATGCGAAATTAAAAAAACTTTTTTAAAAAAGTTCCTTTCAAAATTAAAAATTACTTTTAATGTGTATTTTGATGATAACATAAAAAAAATCTTAATGCACTACATTTTTATGTTACATGATTGCAATTTAAAGGAGTATTTTGGCGATAACATCAAATGGTTAATCATTCCGAAAATACCATCTGGATGTACAAATTTCTCACCCACCTGGCTGTCAAAGAATAAAAACGCGACAGAATGGTTGAAACCTGAAGAGTATGGCTTAATACCAAATCCTGATTTTGATCCCGCGAAAACAGAAACCAAATCTAGTGAAAAAAAAGAAATTAAAATAACAATCAAGCAATCAAAAACTTCTGAAACTGATTTAACTGAAAAACAGCTTGTTGAAACTTTTGAAAAATTCAAAGATCATGTTATCAATTTCAATAAAAAATCTAATAATACTAATACTGTTAATATTTTTAATATTTCATTAAAACAAATTGAAAATAAAACTATTACTGATAATCCTGATTATGTTTCTTATATGGAAGAATATAAAAAATTAACAGAAGCTAAAACAGCTGACGATGTTATTATTAGATGTTTAGGTTATAAACCGCCTAAAAATATTGTTAATACTACAATTGAAGATAAAATTGAATGTGATAAAATTAATACCAAAAATTCTAATTTCTCAAATTTATATTTAAGAAACAAACAAGATGAAGAATTATTAACTATTGTTGATGGATTTAAAAATGATAAAGACAGATTAAAAGAACTCGGTATTCCTAATAAATTAGGTATTATGTTATATGGCGAACCTGGAACTGGTAAAACTACTTGTATCTCTACTATTGCTACTTTTATGGGTCGAGACATTTTCTATCTTAATCTAAATGGTATTACTACCAATTCACAATTAAAAATGTTATTTGATTATGTTAATGTTAAACATTCTGGTGGTGGTGTTATTGTGTTGGAAGACATTGATGCAATGACAGATATTATTTATACTCGTGATAATATTGAAACCACTAAACCTAAACAAACTGGAGACAATAAATTAACTTTGGAGTATTTCTTAAATCTACTTGATGGCGTTTTGACTTATGATGATTCTGTCGTTATTATAACTACTAATTATATTGATAGAATTGATCCAGCATTATATAGATCTGGTAGAATGGATAAATGTATTGAAATGAAAAAAGCAGATCATTATCAAATTAAGAAAATATTTATTAAATTTATTGGCAGAAATATTAATAATGATGTTTTGGAACTAATTCCAGAAGATAAATTCACACCTGCTGATATTATCTTCCATTTAAAAAATTATGTCAAAAAAACAGAATTAACTGATTCAGAAATAATGGCAAAATTTATATCTGAACCATTAACTATTTCTTATTCATAATTTTATATAATATATCAAAATAATATTTTTAACTTTCTACATAAAATTATTTATTCTGTTATTATCAAAAAAATTGATTTTTTATTATTATAATTAGTTATTATCATAATATATAATGAAAGTTCCTTACAATATATTATATAAATCATATGACAATTCTACTAAACCACAATATATTATTTACAATAAACCAAAAATCGGTTTGCAAATTAGTGCTAAAGGAGACGCAAGTACTGAAATAAGATGTTGTGATTTTGATACAATGGACAAAGAAACATTTTGCACTACATTATATAATAAATATGTTATACAACAATTAAAATGATTTAAGTCATATAATTTTAATCCAAAAACTTTTTGTGAATGTTTGAATGAAGCAAAAATGAGTATATTATTATATATACATACTGGCGAATATAATAAATTTGATGAAGAAAAATTTGATCGGAAAGATTTTACTGTTGATAATATCAATTTTACTGATGATGAGTTATCTGAATTTTATGATGGAACTGTTTTCAATGATTATAAATCCCATACAGAATATTATAGCAATCTAAAAATTCAAAAAATAAAAGATGATTATTTTTATTTCTTATTTAATAAAAAATTATTTAAAAAATTATTTATATATAATATTAAATAATGGTAAAATCCAATATTATATCAAGTGAAACAATAATTTCTAATTTAACTAAAAAAGAAAATAATTATGAAATAATAGTAGATACCGCAAATATTGATTATTTTAATATCTCGTGTTTAACAATAAATACATCAGAACCAAATATATCAAATGTTTTTGATAAATTAACATTTACATTTAATAATTTTATATCAAGTATTCCATCTGAATTATTTAATATGTTTAATAATAATAATGGCGATAATAAAATGATAAATCTACATCCATTTTTTTATAATGAATTCTTATATGTCAAAAATCAATTTTTGAAAATTGAATTATTTAATGTCAAAAATGTTAATAGTATCGATTTAATATTTAATAATTATGTTTTGAAAGAAAATAATACTGAACAATCTATTAAATGTTATGAAATTAATGAACTTGTGTGTAATGAATATATTATTTTGGAAAAATCAAATATTGATAATGTTATTTGGTATTATAAAGACATCAATAATAACTTTATCAATCCTATCGTATCTTCATATGTATTCACATCCAATTATCCAAATCAAACTTGTGATCTAAAAAATCAATTTAATGAATCATATTATAATGACATAAATCATTATAAATATTATAATCGACCAATAAATCCATATTTTAATGTAGAATTCTTTAATGGTAATAATAAATATTTGATTTTTAATCAACAAATCAACCAACAACTTAAAAATCATAATATTAAACAATTTGTTTGTATCTGTAAAAAATATTAAATCTTTTTTAATTTAATATTATATCTTTTTTTTAATATTATATTATGATTCGTATCGAATTTTGGAACGGTCAAACATCTAATAAACCAAAATATAACAAATATGACGGTTTAATAACCACTAAAAAAATGTTTATTCTTATTGCTTTTATATTTTGATAATTCTAAAATTAAGTTATATGATTTTTTTTTTATTTTATTCAATAATTTCCAGTGTATATATTCTTCTTTATTTTCTTTCATTTTTATATTTATCATTGGATATATATTATATAATAATAGATTATAATTTGTTAATAATTCATCATTTTGTGTTATTTTGTCTTTATAAATTTTTATGTCATTGAATTCGTAATATTCTTCATTATTTGTAAATTCCATTAGTATTTTATAATATTCCATTTTATTTTTGTATATTCTATTATTATTTTGTATAAAAATCAATTTTTTTTATTTATTGTATTTTATTGTATTTCTCATTTGGTAATAACATATATAATATTTCATTTTTCTGTTTTTTCAATATTATTTTTAAACCTTATATATTTTAAATACATAATACAGCATATATCACTATCTATATTAATATTTTTTATATAAAATTATTATTAATTATTACAATATATTGTTTCATCATACATTCCTATATAACAACTGGTTTTATCATTATATGTATAATCATATATTTCATTAAAACTTACATTATATTTCATTACTTGTATTTCTTCTTTTCCATAACATTCATAAGCACCCCAGCGATGATTTCCATCTATTATTATATTATCATTTGAAACCAATATATAATTTTTATGATTAAA